ACTGGTGGCTTCCGAACTTGGGTTACTGACGGAACAGATAAGGATGGGCCTTGGACGAAACTCAACCTGTCTTTCGGTATTGACACCATCCACGATGGGGAGACTCACGACTAATTATGGAAACAAACGAAGAACTAAAAAAAGAAATCGCATCACTTAAACGCAGGCTCACATCAGCTCTAAAACAGAGGGATGAATGGGCAATTAAGTATGCGAAGGTCATGGAATCTTTACCTCAAGAAAAAAAATCTTAAAAATTATTTTGACATTGCCGATAGAAAAACTAATCTGAATGCTCAATGAACACACAATCTGAAAACATCGGCGACCTCGCAGCCGCTCTAGCAAAGGCTCAAGCGGAGGTCGGAACAGTCCACAAGGATTCCGCGAATCCATTCTTCAAATCAAACTACGCTTCTCTCGCGGCAGTATGGGAAGCTACTCGCCCAATCCTATCAAAGCATGGCTTGAGTGTTGTCCAGCTTCCGTCTCACGACGAGTCTGGATACTATGTTGAAACCATGTTGATGCACGGGTCGGGACAATGGATCAAGAGCCGCACCTACATGAAGCCAGCGAAAGACGATCCGCAAGGAATCGGTTCGCTGATTTCGTATGCTCGCCGATATGCACTCCAAGCGGTAACGATGGTATGCCCTGACGACGACGATGGGGAAGCGGCAATGGGTAGGAACGCCCCTGCTCAAAAGCCCGTAGAATCACCGAAGCCTGTCCAGAAGGTAGAGCCAGCCAAGCCACAGGAAAAGAAGCCTACAGAGGCTCCTAAAGCGAAAGAGGTGGCATCTAAATTCAACGGTGAGAATCATCAGGCACTCTTCCAAGAACTGATGAAGCTAGGTTACACGCCAGAAGAGTTCCTTGAAGCTCACAAGTGGGCAAAAGACGAGCGTGTTCCAGCCAAGGCTAACGACTTCTTTAAGATGTCAGACAACACTTCATCACTATTCCTTTTCGATGGCATGGATGCTATCAAGAAAACAATCGTAGCTTACAAAGCTATTGCAGAGTAACATTAACTAAATCAAATATATGGCTAAAGAAAACAGTGGATTCCTATCGAAGAACAAGTTCAAGAAGGAAGACAAACATCCCGACATTAAAGGTAAACTCAATGTTGGTGGCAAAGATTACGAGCTTGCAGGCTGGGAGAAGACCAATGATAACGGGAAGTATTATTCCTTGAAACTATCGGAGCCTCGGCAACAACAGGCTGAAGCATTCTAATTTGTTGTGCGACAAGTGGGCGGGAGTTAATGGTTTTCCTCCCGCCCACACTTCGCAATAATCCTATGGAATACCTAGTCTTAACAAAGCAGATAAACGAAGATCACTACACATTCGCCAAGTTCTTTAAGAGCGAGGACGAGGTTGTTGACCATATCAAATCAACCCCTCAAGACAAATTTCAAAGAGACATCCGTGTAATTTCCGAAAGCAATCTCAAGGTGACGCATGATTTTGACGACGAGGATTTGATTGATACCTACATAGGTGTTCGCAACGCAGTAATGATTGATGAAGAAAACGAATAACGACTCTTTCCTTGGACTATATGTTACCAACGATATTAAAAAATCGCTGGAGAAAATAGCAAAGTCTGAACACAGAAGCCTTTCCGGTATGGTTCGCGTTATTGTTGAACGATACCTGAGTAAACAAAAACCAAAATAAAAACCAACACATGACAACAACACTAAAGGGTTCATTCCAAACCCCTAAAGGAATAATCGAGCGCACACAATTAGCGGAAATGCTTTCTGCTAAATACAAAACAGATGTGAAGACAGCACTCCGTCTTATCAAGGTCTGCGAACAAGACGATATGATTGACGAGGACGCACCACCAAATCATTTTGAGTTGCTGGAAGAAGCCTGTGCAATCCTCGCATTTGATCGCGGGGAGATCGACGCAAAGGAACTAAAGATGACAATCGTTAAGGAAGAATTAAAGCAAGGAACAGAGCAAAGTATTCTGGAGGCAGCGATCACAACCGGAATGCACAATGGTTATTCGGCCTTGGCAGAACGCTATGAGTTCAACAATCTAACTCAATTCACCCCACGCGAAGGCGTTATCCCATGTCCAGAGGACTACGCAGCAGCTATCGGCCTCGGCGTTGACATGAGTAGCAAAGGTATGTGGCTTGCTGGCGAAGGCATTCGTCATCTGTATGCGCTAGGGTATGAGAATGTTGTCACCCAAATCGCGGCAAACCTAAAGCTGTCTTACTCTCATGTCTCGGCATGGGCGCGGACAGCACAACGCATTCCAATCAAGTATCGCAACGAGATTTCCCCAACCGTAGCAGTCGAGATCGCTTGTTCTAAATACTCGGACGACGAGAAGGAGAACAACAAGAAAGTTCTTGAGCTAGTAGAGCAAGCCTGTAAAGAGGGCTGGACGGCCCTAGAAGCTCGTAGCCATGTCCGCATGGAGCAGGGTAAAGAACCGCTTGGCAAAGCTCCAAAGCAAGCTCCATGGATCAAGGAGTTCGGTAGTGCTGAAGAACTGCTTATCGTTGCCAGCCAATACAACATCGGCGGTGGAGCAGGCGAGCTAGACCAGTATCACTTCATCGGTAAACTAGTGAAGATTTTCCACCAGTTACGGGAAGAAACTAGATCAGCAATCAAGCTCATCATCGGGGATCGCTTGAAAGCGCATGAATCTTTAGAGAAGTCTGGCAAGGCTGGTCTATTTGATGAAGACGCAATCCAAGAGCTGAAGAAACTTTCCAAATGAAGACAAATAAAAACAAAAGCAAACAAATTGAAATTGAAACAGGGCCAATGGGAGAAGCTGGAATCTTGTCGCTCAAAGACATTGCGGCAAGCATCCAGAAGACCATTGAGCTGAACGATAGTGATTTGTCAGACAAAGACGGAACCCCTCTTGGCTATCAGTTCCCGAAGGAAGTAATCGAGAAGTTTGATGAAGCTCGTTTCTTGTGCCTGCTAACAGACGCATACCTGACATCGTTCGCGGAGTTCTTCCAAGGCAATCAGAGTGTGCAGTCTTTCCTAGAAAATCTGGATAAGATCAAGTCTGGCTTGAAGTAATGCACACGCTCAACGCATCTGTTCCTCAACACATTTACGGGTTCGTGGAGAAGGAAATTCTTTACGGGCTTGATATGGAGGCAGGGACAGAGCCGTGCGTTATAACGGGTGTTACATCCATCCCGTCTCGCGCCTTGCATTTCTCCATCTTGTGCGAAAGCGGAGCGCAATGGGCAAGGATACCATTGCATTACCTGTATCACGATAAGCCGGGGGATGAATACCATCCGCTTGAAGACCTGCAAATGTGGGATTGCATGGGCTGGGAGTTCAGCGTGTGCCAGTATTCCTACTTCCGCGAGATGTCCTGCACATTTATGAGTAGGAGCGGCAAGGAGATTCCTGCACGATATTGGTTCACATTAGACCATACAGACAACGGATACAGCCTCTCTCCAGTTCAGCATAAGTGTTACCATCTCCTGCTTCTGGAGGATGGAAGCTCGCAGATCGCGGCAATGCCTAACAATCGAATCCGTTGGCATGATCCGTCATTTGCGAATAGCGAATCTCCACTACCACCATACAAGGTTATGGCGAATTTGACTTGGCATTGCGAGTCTCCTAGTCTAATCAATCCGCAAGATACTGCGATTACACAAGATGCCTAAACGAAAGAACGGAGAACTGACAGAGGGAGAGAAGCGTTACTGCATGGAGCGGGTTCGCGGGAAGAGTCTCGCCAAGGCGTATGAAGCGTCTGGTTATGCGGCAACGCATGGAAAATATGCGGCAATCCGTGGTGCGAAGATTGAGAATCGGCCTCATGTGCAGAAGTATATGGAGGAGTTGAAGGAGTCCGTTTGGGTTCAGAACGCAATGAGCATTGCAGAGAAGCGTTCACTTCTGGCTGATGTTGCTAGAGCAAAGCCAGCAGACATTACCGAGGAGTCTCCAATCGCATCTTTGTCCGTGGATGCAGATGGCAATCGGAGTTTGCAAGGCCCGAAGGTTGGAGACAAACTAAAGGCTATCGAGCTGGACAGCAGACTTTCCGGTGAGCTTTCTGGTGATGATAATAAGAACCAAGTTTTGATCCAGCTTGTGAATGACAGGCTGGAGATGCCAAGCGTTTAAGTAGTCAGCGAAGACTGCCAAGAAGTAAAAGCAAAAGGGGATTGGTTTTTAAGGCCAATCCCCGTTTTGTTTTGTGTTAGATTTTTCTTGCGTAGTTTTTAAGCAGGCAGATTACTTTATCTGCATCAGATTCTCGATAGTTCCAGACATCCCCTATCGGCAATCCGATTTTCTGTTTGAGTTTTATTATCAGTTCAATCTTCCTGCGAATCCCGCTTGATGCGCGTGAACTCATTCGTTCCTCCTTTCCGTTTGTATGATAGAACCTTGCCGTCTTCTGTCATAATACAGCAGTTGTCCTTGATGCGCTCGACTCCGTAAATCTCGGCGAGTGGTAGAGAATCAAATGCCCGATTCTCGTAGGTTGTAGATAGGATAACCATTTTGTTGTGTGTTATTTAATCCTTATGATCCTGTGGACACGATCAAACATCTCGCATCCGTCGATGAATCCGATTTCGTATGCGAGCCGATCCAGTTCCTTGCGGTAATCGTTGTAGTTTACTCCGCATTCGTATCCGTCCTTAAAGCCTTGATCGTATGCCTTGCGTTGCCAGTAGTCCGTAAAGACCGGATCGCAAATCCTCTCATAGAATCTAGCGTCTGCATTTAGGGTGATGAGTGATAAGGCTAGTGCTGTTAGTATCTTTTTCATAGTGTGTTATTTCCAGATTTTACCGACAAGTTCCAAGTATTTCCGCATAGGTGTCCGTTGCGGGATACCCCTGCGCGTTCCGTCCCGCCGAATCCATTCGCAATCGTCCAGAGTTCCGTCCGGTTGATACCAACCAGAGCATCGTCCGGTGAATTTATGTGATGTTATGTTGTGCAGAACGAATCCGTTCTTGGGGAATATCCCGCCTGATAGTATGGTTTTCTGTATTTTCATTTCAACACTCCGATAGCTTTAAGTGAAATGCTGATGATTTCTGCCCGTGCCTGTGCATCGTTCGGGCCGACAGCAATAGAGGCTATGTCCTGCAATGCAGTCAGCAGTCTTTTCTCGCGGGAGGTCATGCCCCGTTTGCGTGTGTGTTTCTTCCAGTTGGTTTGTGTTGGTTTCATTTGGTTTTTTTGGTTTTGGGTTGTGGG